TATTTGTCAAGTCCCAATTCTTTAGGAAAATCAGAAATAAAGGAAATGACATTCTCTCGTATGATATTCGGTTTTTTTAAGAAAATATACTTCACTTTTTCTCCATTATTAATAAGTGAATATTTATGAGTAAGTTTTTTCTCCTTTATATAATGATTAAACAAAAGAGAACCACGAATATGAATTGGAGTTCCTTTTGAGTATATTCCGTCACGAGAACTATACTTTCTTATGTCAGATGCCGTTCTGGGAAAAGCAATTTGCTCCGGAGAAAAAGTTCCAAACTCTTGCCGACATTCATTAATAAACTTGATTACCTCATCTTCGGTTCCGCTCATCATAATCTTTAACCCATCCTTAATCATTTTACGACAAGGTGCTGGAGTTGAGGATTTGACCGCTTCAATTCCCATCATCTTGAGTTTGGGTTCGGCATAACGAACACCCTCACTATCCCAGACATTTAGAATATAACGCTTCTTCGCAGTCCAGATTCCTCGGTCGGCAATATTCTCCCGCTTCATAATCATCTTCTGGTCGTAGGCATTCATATACTCCGCTAGTTCCTCATAGCAACCCTGAATATATTTTTCAATTTCGGTCTTACAGATTTTATCAAGAAACGAAACAACAGATTCGGTAGTTTTTTTCTTTTCCTTATATACGGCATTTACCAGAGGTCCCATATTCAGGTAATTACTATCAGTATCTACAGCAATCACATAATCAACATCCTCCGTTTTAAGAATCTTATTCAAATAGGAATTAATCTTATTCTCAATCCATCGAATCGCAACTTGTCCCGAAAGAGTAATCGCTTCGGCGTTCTCAAGTTTATAATACCTAAACCATTCATTTCCAATCGCACCATACAAACTATTAATTTGTATCTTTCTTGCCATCTGGATATTATTACATCTGGAAATCTCCTTCTCCAACTCTTTTGTTTTTTTCTTTTCATATTCTTGCTTAGCGGAAAGCATTTTTTTCTTATAAAATTGTCTATCATTAAAAATCTTTTCCACAAGTTCGGGAAATATTCCTCTTTTAGTCTTATCGTATAAGCATCCGTTTGCGGTTACACATTTATTTTCAAGATTTCCAAAATTAACTTGTTTATGAATAACTCTTTCTACAGAAACATTTTTAATTTTTTCTTCTAAAAGTGTTTCTGGCGAGATGTTAAATTGCATAATCAGAGAAGGATATAGGGATGTTAAGTCAAAACTCACGACCCAATCATAAACTCCGGGTACGGGTTCTTTTACATAGGCACCAGCATACTTTTCACTTTTTTCTGATTTAGTTTTAGGAGGAATTACAATATTTCTATCCTTAAGATAATTGTAAATGATAGTATCCCACATAGAAACTTGAGAGAACACATCATTATAATTAACCTTGGCATCATATGCCATCGTAAGTGCCAGTTCAATTAGTTTCATCTTGTCTTCCAATCGGTCAACAAGTTCTACGTCCTTTATGTTATAAGCACAAAATTTCTGCCAACCTTTGGTATAAAAATCCTTAAAAGTATCAAACTCGGAGTGGTCCAGTTTTTTCTGCCCGAGTTCCACTTCGGCAATATAATCCAGACGATATGATTCCTGTGCCTTATAGGTAAACTTTTTATAAAGATCCAAATAATCTAATTGTGATATGCCACCAATATTATAATAGATTTGATTTCTTCCCAAAACAAATGTCTCCTTTTCGGATACTATTCCCCACGGAGAAATACGCTTCATTAACTTTTCGCCAAGTATTTTTTCGAGACGACGAACCAAATAAGGAATATCGTAAAACATACTATTCCATCCAGTAATAACTTCTGGTGTATTTTCCTCAATCATCCACCAGCAAATAAAATCATTTAACAAATCATACTCGGAAGAAAATTGCCGGTAAGTAACATTTTTTTGATTATTTTGATAAGGTCCAAGTCCCCAAGTTCGGATTTGTTTTGTATTGTAATCCTGTAAAGTAATCAAAAGAACCTCTTCTGCTGCGGATTCTACATCAGGAAATCCATTCTCCGATGCGACCTCAATATCAATAGTGGTTAGTTTAATTTTACCAATATCAAACTTAATTTCAGTTTCTGGATATTTGTCAGAAATGTATTGATAAATGTACCGGTCATTCCCATAGATTTTAAAGTTTTCTACGTTATCATACTTTTTAAGAAACTCTCTACATTCTTTTACCGAACCCGGTTGAATAGATTCTACATATTCTCCCTGAAGTGTTTTATATTTGGTTGGTTTTTTAGACGAAACAAAAAGAGTTGGAGAGAACTTTTCACGAGTCATAAAGTGGTTTCCATCTTTATAACCTCTAACTAAAAAGTAATCTCCAATCATAAGTACATTTGTATAAAAATTCATCAGGAGACTATTTCAAGATACTTTTCAGTAATTTCTTTTTTTGGATCAACAATCGTTAAAATACTATCAGAATGAATCAACATTTCATTTTGATCTGTAACATCCGGCCAAGGAGTTAGATTCCCTTCCTTATCAATTTGATGTGGATTGATAAGTTTACAATCAGGTTCACCAAGTTGAGATCCCAATTCAGCAATTTCGGTAATTAATACCATATTAATCTTCAAAAGAAGACACTTCACATTCCGTTCCATTTACTTTTTCCTCGTACATTTTTTTAATATCGTTGACTGGTTCAACAATTGTTACAATCCAATCGGGTCGAACTGGAATCTCACTATCACTCGTAAACATAATCCAAGAAGAGAATGTTACACTAATGGTGCCGTCTTCGGGTTCTGCCGGTTCTTCGGTTAAGAAAATTGAATTGCTGATTTGCATTTTATGGGGATTTTTAAATAAGTACCCACATACCTTCTCATCAGAAATTAATTCCTTAATATCAGCGATTACGGATTCTCCAGATTTTAATAGAGCAATTTTTACAGACATTTTTAGTTTTCCTCTCAATTCATTATAGCACAAAAAAAGGAGGCGTCAACTGGTTTTTGCCAGTCACCTCCCTGTAGCAACGATATTTGGGTGGACCTCTGTATTTAGATGTAATCTTTCCTCTTATGATGATCTGGGACAACTCTCCCGAGAGTAATTGATAATAGTCCGTCCTCAAAATCAACAGATCTAACTTCCGTATCATCAGAAAGCGTCCAAGATCTGGTGAAGGATCTTTGAGCCAATCCTTTATGGAGGTAATTAGATTCTGTCTCCTTATCTTCTTTTTGACCTTCGACGAAAAGTTTTCCATCTTGAGTATAAACAAAGACTTCTTTCTTTCTAAATCCGGCAAGAGCCAATTCGAGTCTTGATTCTAAATTATTGATTTGAACCAAGTTGTATGGAGGATAATTTGAAGTTGTTTCGTGAAGATTAAACAAACGATCAAAATATTCATCCAGTCCAATACTGTTTCTTGTGATCTTATCCATTAGATTAGGAAGATCCGCAGCAGTATACCTTGTAAGATTAGTCATTTTAGTATCTCCTTAAAAAGCGAGGTTTGATTGTGTGGACCCCGAAGGCGTCCTTACTATTATATATCAAGTAACAATAAAAAAGGGAGTGTTGAACTCCCTACTTTATTATTCGGTTTCCTCAACAATTTTCTTTTTAGAACCAATATTATACTTGGTTTCCAAAACCCAATCTTCCTTATCCTTATAAGCAAGAACTTTGATTTGATTTAGTGGAGCAATATCCTGAATCTTGGCGACATCCACAATCTCAATCAAACCCCAATCCGCAAGAAGTTGAGCGATTCGATTACGACGCTGAACGTCATTCACCGTAAGATTTGCGTGTTTGCCATCAAGTGCGAAAAGTTCTTTAAAATGCGTAATATAATAACGACCTTGTTTATGAAGAATATGGCAAGATTGATAAAGTTTTTTCTCTTTTCTTGATGCTACACCGATTCTCGTAAGAGTTTCACGAACCTTTAAAAAATCATCCGGTTCATTAAGAATTACTTCCACCATTTGATCTGGAGTCCATTTCACAATAGGTTCATTTACGACTGACATAATTTTCCTCAAAATTATTTACATATCTTTTATTTAGGTTTTGTATCCTTTGGGTCATTTATAAATTATTTTGTTCCTCCGGTTTCGATTTTTGACTTTATAAAATTAAGTTGCTCTTTAGTGAGAACCCTCAACGCTTGTTTTGCCTTCTCATTACTATATCCATAGTAACTTTTGACGCAATCAAGATCTTTGATTTTATCTTTATAAATCCAAGGAGAATATCTTTTCCTTTTTCTCAAACTATTTAAGTAAAATGAATATTGAATATCTTTGTCAAGATGATGATTGATATTCATTTCGTTCACATACATAATTGTATCTATCTCACCGGACAAGCATTTGTTAATCACAAACGGAACATATTCCTTGATAAGAGATGGATCTTCATCCAACAGATTTTTCTTGGAGAAATTGATCGAGTTTAACCAGTCTTTTAATTCAGTCACCAATAAATCCCCCACTTTTTAATCTATTGTAATTATAACATCCATCAAAATTAAATTGGATTTTTGGAGTTTTATTATAATTAAATAACAATAGTTCCTTTCTTTGCTTTTGGTCTCTCATATATTCACCAACCGAACGCATCGTATAAGTTAGATCAAACTCTGCGGTAGTCCAGTTCTTAAATCTATCTTTTACCAACTGATCCGAATTGTAACTAATCAATTGATCCATAGTATTAGCATCACAATCAGCAGCAAACTTATCGTGATCGAATCCTTTGTGCATTGATCCCTTGCGCCCAT